AATATTATCCTCGTACAACTGACGAAGCCAATGGTGCTTGGTTACCTATTCTATTAGCAGATGCAAATTCCATTACTGTTGGTGTAGGATCTGCTGGTGGCGGTGGTACTGGTGCAGTTATAACTGGAACTATTGTACAAGGAAATATTCACACTTATGTAAGTGGTGTATCAAGTTCTCTTTTGATGAATGATACAACATACTATAGTCCATATTCAATAGGTGGATTAGGTAATGCGTATGATCCAGTAAGTGGTATCATGACAGTTACTGTAGATGCTCCACATGGACTTAGTGGACCAGGTCTCCAAACAGCTACAAATGCTGTATATAACGGAACAGTTGGTATTTTAACTATTACAACTAATGGTGCTCATGGATATAATACTGGTGATTATGTTAAGATCGCCGAGAAATCTATAGTCTTTAAATGTGCACAAGATAATAATAGTAGCACTCACCCATATCCTAGATCAACAGATCCAATTTTCAATAAGTGGGTACAAATTACTAAGAAGACATCTACTCAATTCTCGATTCAAGTTTTAGATTCAGTACCTTCAACTAATACAACAGATCATACATTTGTATCTGGAACTACTAGTGGTATATTGAAAGCAAATAGTACTGTTGGAATTGGTACAAGTGCATTTACATTTACATGTACTCAGGACAGTAATGTTAGTTTACATTCATATCCTAGACCAAATAAAGAGAATCCTGGATCTGATCCTGCATATAATGCAACATTAGGTGTTGAATCTGTTGGTACTACAACTTCGTTTACTTTAAATGTTGGTAAATCTCCTGCAGGTAGTGGTGGAGCATTAAATTTCTCCATTAGTGATGGTGGTAAAGGATATGTTAACCCAAGACTTATAACTCCATCTCCAGCATATGAAAATCTTAATGTACTTGGATTATCAAGAATAGGATTAGGAGAAACAACAGAGACTGGTAATGCACTTAGAATGACTGTTAATATTGGTGCTAGTTCTACAACTGGAATTGGATCAATTTCATATGAAGTTAAATCTTTCGATATTACTCAGGAAGGATTTGGTTATAGAGAAGGAGATGTATTTACTCCTCTTGGAATAGTAACAGATAGATACTTCTCCTCATTATTGACTCCTTTAGAATTTACTGTAGATCAAATATTTACAGATAGATTTGCTTCTTGGAATGTTGGTGAATTTGATTATATTGATTCTATTGCAAATCTTCAAGATGGAAAAAGAACAAGATTCCCATTAAATTATGCTGGAGAATTAGTATCCTTCCAGAAAGATGACACTACAGATTTAGATATTCAATCATTACTCTTAATCTTTATTAATGGAGTATTACAAAATCCAGGTGATGCTTATACCTTTAATGGAGGAACAACGTTTGCCTTTACTGAAGCACCTGATGCAGGAGATGCTGTATCAATCTTCTTCTATAAAGGAACAAGTGGAGTAGACGTAACTTATACTGATGTTACTGAAAGTATTAAGGATGGTGATCAAGTACAAGTTCTTAAGCAAAATTATCTAACTGGAAGTTCTAATCAAGATATGAGAACAATTTCTGGAATAACAACTTCAGATACAGTTGAAACTAATTTGTATTTTGGTAAAGGTATTGATGATACCAATCTTAGACCAATGAAGTGGTTTAAGCAAAAAGTTGATAAGATGATTAACGGCAATATTGTCTATAAGTCAAGACCTTCTATTGAACCATTAGTATTCCCTAATGCAAGAGTAATCGGTGATTTAACAACTGGCGACAGTGAATGTTTTGTTGATTCTACAGAATTATTTGATTATGAAGGTACTGGCGATACAGATTTAATTATTGTTAATGAATCTCAGACTTTAACAGGAGCTGCTATTACTGCTGTTGTTTCTGCTACTGGTACTATTAGTGCACTTACTATTGTAGATGGTGGAAGTGGATATGATTCAAGTAGTGGTATTGCATATACCGTTCCTTTATCAATCGCAGGACCAAGAGTAGCTACAATACCTACTAACACAGTTCCATCACCACCTGGAATTGTTGCAACAGGAATAGCATCAATTTATGCTGGAGTTGTTACTACAACTGAAATTACAAATGCAGGATTGGGATATACCGTTCCTGCAGAACCAGAAGTTATTATAAAACTTCCCATAATTCCTAAAGAAATTGTTACAGGTATTGCTCCTGCTGCTATTCAAGGTTTCTCTGGTATAATTACTGGAATAGGAACTACTTTTGGAAGTGGTGGTCAAGGAACTAAAGCAATTAGATTCTTCTGTGAGAAGACTAGTGGAGATTGGACTACATTAATTAATGGTTATCCAATTTATGTTTATGATACTGCGATTGGATCAGGAGTTACCTCCATAGATGGAACTGCACCTGGCGGCAATGCTGCTGTAGTGGGAATAGGTACTACTTATTTAAATAATGTATATCAGGTTCGTGCTATTAATAGAACAGGTACTAAGGCAGACTTTATTGCTGATGTTGATTCTAATGCAACATTATTCAGCACAGATTCTGTTGGAATCGGAACAACTGGTGTAGGATCTGGTAAATACTCTTGGGGTAGGTTATCAGGCTTTAGTAGAAGTTCCAATCCTATATCTATTGGGGTAACAGGAAAAACTGTTAATAGTGGTTTAACAACCTTCCCAAGGGTACAAAGAAGAAATTCTGGCCTTAGGGATACAGGAGCACTAAATAAACCATCCTAGATTAGTATAAATAAAGAAAAAAAGCTATAGAAAATGGCGGCAATTGTAACAGATCAGTTTAGAATCAATAATGCTAGTAACTTTTTGGGGAATGTTAGTGACACCTCAAACTCTTATTATGTGTTTGTAGGATTATCAAATCCAGGCGTTGCTAATGCCTATGGTAGGGCAGCAAACGATAGTACTTGGAATAGCAGTCCTCCGAATCCAACTGACGATTTTAATTATTTGAATCACTCCAAAGATACTATGATCTTTGGTAAAAAGATTACTACAGATAATATTCGAAGAGTTGTTAGAAAAATAACTTGGGCTTCGGGTACTAGGTATGAGATGTATCGCCAAGACTATAGTGCTACTAATCAGTCCCCTATAACAGATTCTTCTAGATTATATGATGCTAATTATTATGTAATTAATAAAGATTATAATGTTTATATTTGCATTAATAATGGAGCTTCTGGAATTAATACCACAGGAAATCGTTCTCAAAACGAACCTTTATTTACTGGGTTAGAACCATCTAGAGCTGCTGGTGATACTGATGATGGTTATATTTGGAAATATCTATTTACGGTTGCTCCAAGTGATATTATTAAGTTTGATGCAACTGAGTTTGTACCTCTTCCTAATGATTGGTCATCTTCTACAGATGCTCAAATAACAGCAGTTAGGGATAATGGTAATTCTGACTTAAATAATAACCAAATTAAAGATGTATATATTGCCGATCAAGGAAATGCTTATCAAGGTAGTACTGGTCAAGAATTTAACATAGTTGGTGATGGATCTGGTGCTAAAGTTGTTGTTGATGTTGTCAATACTAAAATAACTAAAACACAAGTTTCTGTAGGTGGTAAAGGATATACTTATGGAATGGTTGATTTAAGTAGTATTTCATCTGCTGCAAGATCTGGTAATACTCCTGCTACATTGATTCCAATCATACCCCCATCAAAAGGACATGGATATGACCTTTATAAAGAGTTGGGAGCAGATAGAATTTTAATTTATGCTAGATTTGATGATTCGACAAAAGATTTTCCAGTAGACGCTAAATTTGCACAAATTGGAATTCTAAAGAATCCAACATCCATAGGATCTACTCAGGTCTTTACTGATAATCAATACTCTTCAGTATCTTCATTATATCTCAATGATTGGACTGGAACACCTGCTGTAGGTGATATTATAACTCAGAATGTTGTAGTTGGTGATGTAATAGTAGGTGCTGCAAGAGGATATGTTACCTCATTTGATATTTTATCAGATGATCCAAAAATTGCTGTATTAAAGTACAGTCAAGATAGGTCATTATATTTTAATCAGACAACTGGAAATCAGCAAGATAGAGGAGACATTACTGAACTTGGTGATTCCTCAGGTACAATTTATCCATTCCAAGCAACTGGTCAAAGTATTGCACAATCTGGTGGTAGTGGTTATACAGTTGGAGTTAATACTTCATTCTCTGGTATAACTACAAATCCTACTGGAAATAAAATTATTGAACTTGGTACTGAGTTTACAGATGGGATTGCTAGTTCTGAGATAAATAATGAGTCAGGTGATATAATCTATCTGGATAATAGACCATTAATCAGTAGAGATGCAAGACAAA